CTGTTGCACTTTGCGTTATAGGACCACCACTTACACCATTCTCATCACTATCTATTGTAATATCTGCACTTATTGTCTGCCCATTTAATCTAATAATTGAGTTGTTACCTTTGAATGGGTATCTTGTGTCAGCTTCGGACTTTGTATAAGAGTTGGCTACAGTAAATACATCATAGACAACCATTTCTATTATATCATTCAAAGTCGCTGCTTGAACTAATACAACAGTTGTACCCGTTGTTGCCGTATAGTCATCACCAGGAACTAACAATATTCCATTTTGATATACATCCATGTACAATGTATCGTTGTAACTTAGTACAAGAGAGTTGGCATCCGATCCACTAAAAGAAGTTTGTCCAGCCGTGGCTTGATACTGAAACCTACTTCTTACACCAAAATTTTCTGATCTACCTATGTATGGCATTGTTACTCCTCTATGTAGATTCTTTAGGTAGTGTTTCTAGAAATGTATTGTAGTTAGCTTTAACTGCATCTGTATGTACTGCATTGCATATTGCTTGTACTTCCACACTTTCATTACTTATGTCTGAGTTAGGTTCAACTGCGTGTCTATGAAAACTACGACTTATTTCTGTACCATCTTTTCGTATAATTGTGACAGTTCTCACTTGAACAAATTTATAAGCACCTACAACTTCTACTTTATCTTGTATTATTTCTTCTGTTAATGACACTTTAATCTCCTATTACTATTAATCTGTCTGATAAGTACAAGAAAAATATATAGCACCATCAGCAGAAAAAGAATTTTCACTTCCGTAAGATGTTCCTGCCGCCGAAGACCAATAAGTAATTCTTATATAAGAAGTATTCTCTGGTATCCACCCACCAACATTTGCAGTCGCAGTAATACTCAAACCTGCACCATAGCCACAGTATATACTAGGTCTATAATAGGTTGCATTTTTTGCTACAAAAGGTAGTCCGTATATTCGCAAATGACCATCAGCACTTCCTAAACTTGTTATTTGAATAGCTCCTACAATATTAACTGTATCACCAATCTTAGTGTAATAACCATTTCGGATAGTGTAAGTAGGTGAACCTGCAACAGTAACTCCTTGCAATGTAGGAGTCCAAGTTCCTTCTTCATAGTCATTTAGAGTATTAGCACTACCTGACCCACCTATTTTAATGTCAGTTACTTGACCAATACCACTACCTGTTACTTGTGTTAAAGCCATTAACTACTCCTATGCGTATGGACTATCGCCTAATACACTTGTATCCCAAGCAGCTTTAAGTTTAGCAATAGTGTCTGCACTTGAGATTGCACTTGCAGCAGGAGCATCTCTCAATGCTTTCTTCTTTGCTACACTTGCAGTCTTTGCATCTGCATCATCAGCTTCTAGTGCTTTCATATAAATTACATCTTCTGCGGCTAATAAAGGATTTCTAACTTCTCTAATTCTATCTTGAAAGATTTTTTTAGCTTCAGTTATATCTTCACTTATTGTTGATCCAGATAATGTCCATGCATTTCTGAAATGTCTATCGGATGGCACAGTTGCATCTGCTGCATTAATAGTCTTGCCATCTTTATCTACTATGTTTGTTGTCATTTAAGCCACCTCTTGTTTTTGTATGGTTAATTCTTCATTAATTTTCCAAGCATTTCGCCATACTCTAGTGCTTGGTAACTGTTGTTTAGTACAAATAACCATTCTTGGTTTATTTCCCTTATCATAATCTTTCCACACATGTTGTGGAATATCTTTCATAATTAAATACTCTATAGCTCGTTCTTCTGTTAACGCCTCAATAGGCTTTGTGTTGTGAAGCAAATACCCTCTTGTATGTTTAACAAAATCTGGTTTTGCCTCATCCTTTTTCAACTCCCAGTATGCCTCAACTGGAGGTAAAATACCACCCTGCAATGCACAAGCCATCCAATTAGGGTCAGGATGTGTTACTTTTGCAGGTTCATCAGGTGTCTCTGGGTCTTCCCATACAATATTCTGTTCTGTAAGGCTCTAGCTTTTCTTTTGCCCAACACAATCTATCCCAAAGATGTGTGCCTTGAAATTCTGGTGTTTCTATTGTCATGCGAGGTCTCCAATATTACAAGATGTTGTATAAGCTCTATCAACAAGCGAATTACCTGAGTTAACTATTGCATAAGTATAAGTGCTTGTTGTCGCTGTATCATGTCTCACAGAACGAGGTGCACTAAAACTTGTACTTTCAGCACCTGATGAAGCAGCAGTAAAGTAGTTGTTACTAGTCATGTTATTAGTAAAAACTGGAGAACATATACCTGTAGCACCATCAGTAATACTAGACATATTAAAACTTTCTAAAAAAGTTGTTGAATCACCATCGTGTGTTTCAAATGATTTCGCACTACCATTCACAACATAATCTGTATCCAAAGACTTAGCGGTACCACTTATCTGTCCACTTGTTGATAATGTATCAAATGCTATTGTTCCGTTTGCCATTATGCTAAATCTCCGTGTATAACACTTAAATTATATTGGCTATCGATAAGTGTGCCATTTTGATTATGGCTACCACTTTGATAAACAGTTGTTGAGCTTGGAAAGCCATAATGAATATCTGATTTAGAACTATTGGTAATACTAGCATCATAAGAACCTCCAGTGGTATGAGTATATAACACATTACCCATTGCATTTGTCATAGTTGTCTGATTATGACCAGTAGTAGAATCTGCAACACTTGAAACATTTAAAGAATCCTTAATCCCCACACTCACTCTTTGATCATAATGAACCCAAGCCTTTGCCAAGCCTTGCTGAATACTTGTCTGTGCTGAACCCTCACCTCTAATAGTCATAGAGTTTGCACTTGCACTAACTACAGGTGTTGAGCCAATGGTTATGGTTGTTGCAGTGGACTTGCCTGTGATTGTGTCTAGGATTACTGTACTCATTTCTAACCTTTCGGATGCTTGTCTTTAACAGCTTTAATGGCTGCTTGAAAAGCATCTCCACCTTGACCTGCATGATATATCAAATCTAATTGGTCGCCTATAGATGGGTATGCTTCTGCTCTATCTCTTTGATATTTATTATTGTCATAAGCAGCTTGTAACTCTTTTTGTTTAGCTAATATATCTGCTTCAGCTATAGGTGTTGTACCATTGTGCCATTCAATTTGAGTAATACCATCTCCTCTTACAACCACTTTAGCCTTTGGATTAATAGCGAGTATTGATTTCAATATATCCGTCATATTATCCTCCTATCTCCGTTGCAGTTATAATTGCTGTTGCTCTAGAATCTGCATCTCCATTTTCATTCATATTCCAATAAGCAGTTCCACCACTTACCTTACAATAAACTGCATACGTTAATGCACTTGTACTTGATGGGCTGTCTAAAACAGTCATTGATATTTGTCTCATAAAGTAAGTTCCAGTACTACCTATTCCTGAATGACCCATATGAGCAAATCCAGTTCTTGGACTGCTTAAGTCTAAGTTAGTTGAGCCTCTATAAAAAGTGTAAGTAATTCCATGATTAGAAGTTGGATAACCACTTCCAAAACTAGTATTTAATAATATTTTAGATGATGTTGATTTTGGTGTTATAGATAAATTCAATCCAGTTGCTCTGTATGAAGTGTCACTAAATGCAATACCAGTTATTAATGAACCTTGTACAACTTGCAACACAGCACCCTTCATATAAGGTATGCTATTTCCACTTGTATCAGTTATTGTGTCTACTTTAATTGTACTCACGATATAACCAACCTTCCACCACTATTGACAGTCAATGTAACACCACTATCTACTGTAAACTCTCCAGTAACCTGTGCATTTTCTGTGGCTAGTATGGTAGTATTAGCCGTTAAGTTTTGTGCATTAGTTCTAAACAAACCACCTGCTTTAAAATTACCTTTATTCTCTGCGGCTGGTGTAACTGTACCAGTTTGTGGTGCTAGATAATTTACAAAGATATTGCCAGTTCCAGAACTAGGTGCTGCCGAAAATGTTAATGTTGTGCCGTCTGGAATAGTATAGGCAGCCGTATCTTGTACAACACCATCTACCGAAACCAAAACATCTTGCACTGAACTAACAGCAGTCGATAATGTAAATGTGGTATCCGAATTATCGCCATTGAATCTCTGTACGG